GGCCGCCGCATCTGCGGGATGACAACGCCATCAGCGTGACGTGGTGGGGCGGGTACGGGGCGAGCGGCACGAGTGTGCCGGCGGCGATCCGGCACGCGATCCTGATGCTGGTGGGCCACTGGTACGAAAGCCGCCAGGCTGTGATGGCGACCGGTGCCGTGCCGCAGGAGGTGCCGTACGGCGTGCAGTCCCTGCTCGACTCGCAGCGGTGGGGGGCCTATCGGTGATCGACCCAGGCAAGCTCCGCGAGCGTGTTACGGTGCAGGTCGCCAGCGGTGCCACAAACACTCTCGGCGAGACGGTCCTGTCGTGGAGCAACTCGTCAGCCGTGTGGGCGAGCGTGGAAGGCGTCTCGGCTCGTGAGGCTCTGGCGGCTGGCCAGCAAGACACCACGATCACGCACCGGGTGCGGATGCGTTATCTGCCTGGCCTGACGCAGCGCGATCGCTTTGCCTGGCGTACGCGGACGCTCAACATCGTTAGCCTGCTCGAGTACAGCAACCGCAGCGAACACGTCGCTATCTGCGAAGAGGTGACGTGATGGCAGGCGGCATCGAAGTCAGTGTGGAGTTCCCCGAACTGGAGGAACTGAAGGCTGCGTTCAGGTCTTTGCCGAAGAATATCTCGGCTAAGTACATGGCGGCTGCCTTGGGCCGTGCCTTGGAGCCCGGCTTTCAGATGCTCAAGACACTGACGCCGCGAGGCCCGACAGGAAACCTGAAACGGGCAATTCGTAAAAAGACCAAGCGGTACACAAAGACTGGGTCTGGCGTGGCACTTGTCGGGTATACCGCACCGCCACGCGGCAAGAAGGACGCTAAGTCAAACGAAAAAGGCTACCACCAAGGGTTTGTCGAGTTCGGCACCAAAGAGCGTCGCACTAAAGGAAACATCGCCAGCAGTTTCAAGAGAAGCGGTGCAGTGAAAGTTGTTGTCGCACGGCGATCTGGTGCGGTGACTACCAAGCCGAAGCCGCCAAAAGGCTTCGTAAAGGTAGCCAAGAAGGGATCTACCGTAGATCTCGGAAAGTTTCCGCTTGGCGGAAAGGCAGGAGTTCCGCCGGTGAAGACTGCGTTCGAGCGTACGCGGTCGCAGGTCTCGGCAAATCTCACAAAGGAGATGACTGCCGCCCTGAATAACGCCATCAAGGAAATGGCCAATCCATTCAAAGGAAGGGCTGGCGGCAAATGAGCCTCAAATCCCCAGAAGCCGTCCTCCGCACAGCCCTGGTCGGCACCACGGCCGTCACGTCGCTGGTGAGTTCACGCATCTACCCGGTGCTGGCTCCGGCGTCGGCGTCGCTGCCGTTCGTCACGTGGCGACGTTCTGGCATCCAGCGTGAGCAGACGCTCGGGCGGCCGATGGGCATGCCGCGAGTCAGCGTTGAGTACAGCATCTACGGCACGACGTACGAAGAGGCCCGCCAGGTCGCCGACGCCATGCGGCTCGTTCTGGATGGATACGGCGGAACGTCGAACAATACAGAAGTGAAGCAAACGTCGTTGGAGGACGAATCCGACGACTTTGTGCAGCTGGCTGGAGCGGATCTCCCGCCGGTCTATCAGGTGACGCAGCGGTACGACTGCTGGTGGAGCGAGGGATAAAGCATGCCATACACGCCCCATGATTCGAGCGGCACGACCTTCACGTTTGCAGGCACCGTCTACACCGTCACGAGCATCACCTACTCAATCACGGACAACGCTGCCACCGATCAGATCGACGTGTCACACCTGGGCCAGACCACCGGGGCGACCGTGCTGACGATGAGCCGCCCGCTCAAGGGCTCTGCTGGTGACACCGGCAAGGAAGTCTCTGTCGAGTACCTGGCTGCGTCCGGCACGCCGGTTGCCCAGGGTGCCACTGGAACGCTCGCCATCACTGGCGGGATCACGCTGAGCGTGACCGCCACGTGCAAGTCTTCCAGCGTCACGCTGACGGTCAACGACGCCGTGCGTGGTTCCGCTTCCTTCCAGGTGCCGTAGTCGCACGGAGGCTTACCCGTGGCGGCTCATAGCACTGGCATCTCTGTCACGTTTGACGGCGTGGCGTTCTCCGAGGTTTCGGAGTTGTCGTGGCAATACGGCGGCGGCCCAGCCAAGGGCCGCTCATCGCTGTGGACCGATGAGGTCGGCACGGTCACTGTCGGCTGCATGGGCACGGCCAACATCACCACGGCGAAGTACGGCACCAGGGCTGACATCGTCATCACTGGCGGCGGCGCTGGCTTGACGAGCAAGGCAGTCTATGAGGGCTTGAGCGTCGCGCCCGAGTTGAACGGCGTAACCCGTTACACCGTGACGTTCAGACTTTTGGATGGGTGACATGGGACTGAAAGAACAGATCAAGGCCGCAAGCGTTCGCAAGCCGCTCAAGGTCCACGTGAAAGAGTGGGGCTTTGATGTGCACGTCCGCGTCATGAGCGTCGGCGAGCGGGACGCATGGGAACTCGCGTGGATCGACATCCGCAGCAAGGGCATGGAGAAGTTCCATAACTTCCGTGCGTTCTATCTCGTACGGACTCTCTGCGACGAGCACGGCGTGCGGATCTGGAAAGACGATGAGATTTCCGAGGTGGCCGATCTCGACGGTGCAGTTATGGGCGAACTGTTCGACATCGCACAGAAGCACAACAAACTCACGGAGGCGGACGTAGTCGAACTCGCCGGCGAGCTTTAGCGCGAGACCGTCGCGGCAGTTCCTGTTCATGTTGGCCGGGCATCTAAAGATGACGGTCGGCGAGCTCGAGCAGCGGATGGATTCACGCGAGCTATCGGAGTGGCTAGCCTTCGCCCGCTACTTCCAGCCGCTAGACAACTCATGGGCTCAGACGGGCGTGCTTGCTAGTGCAGTGCTGGCACCGCACTCACGCCGAGGCCAGTGCCCAAAGCCAAGAGACTTTATTCCGACCGAAAGACCACCGCAGCACAAGACGCAGATGCTCGACGTGCTGGCCCAGATGAAGATCGACTTGGACGGCAAATGACATGAGCACGGCACTCGGACTCGCGATGCAGATCAGTGCCAATACGGCACAGCTGGCCCAGGCCGTGGCCGATGTGAACCAAAAGCTCGACTCCATGGGCGAGGCCGGTAAGAAGGCGTCGGCCGATCTTGGAACGCTGAAGAACATTGAGATCGGCAAGTTGGCCCTGGGCGGGCTCCAGGCTGCCACGTCTGCTTTTCTTAGTCTCTCGGGTGCCGTGACTGGTGCCGTCACGTCTGTCACGTCTTTCGCCTTGAGTGTTGGCGAAGAGCTCGACGCGTTGAACGACGTGGCCAACCGCACCGGCGTCGGCGTTGAGGCGTTGCAGGCTTACGCCAGGGCGGCCGCTGACACTGGCGTGAGCGTGGAATCGTTTGCCAAGCAGATCCAGAAACTGACGATCAACATTGGCAAAGCGACGCTCGACGAGAAGGCGCAAAAGAAGTTTGAAGAGCTCGGCATCGTGTTCACCGATCTCAAGGCCGCTACGCCGGAAAAGCAGTTCGAGATGGTTGTCGATGCGTTGGCTGGCATTGCCGATCCCGCCGAGCGTGCCGCCAAGGCCGTGCAGTTCTTTGGCAAGGGCGGCATCGAACTCGGCGAACTCTTCACGCTCGGGCCTGGTGCTCTGACGCAGATGCGGGAAGAGGCTGTCTCGCTGGGCCAGGTGGTGAGCGAGGACGCCGTCAAAGCCATCGACAGCATGAATGACTCGTTCGCCACCGTCTGGGCAACGGTCAAAGGGCTGGCAGGGTCGATCCTGGGCGAGCTTGCTGGCCCGATTAGCACGATCGCTCAAGAGCTTCTGGGCGTGATTAAGCAGGCCGGGCCGCAACAGATCGCCCAGCAGGTGGCCCAGGGGCTTCTGGATTTCATCCAACTGGCCGGCAACGCCTTCTTGGAACTGGCCAAGTTCATTGAGGCTTTCGTCAAGAAGTTCGCCCCGATCCTTGGCCTGGATATCCGGAGCGAGACCGAGAAGGAATTAGACCGGCTGCGAGCCGAGCAGCAGGCTGCCGTGCAGGGAGCCGGTGCCACGGTCGATGGCTTCGGCAGGCCGCTGGCGAATGCGGCAGACGTGGAAGAAGAGAATAGGAAACGTACCGAGCAGATCGCCCAACTCGAGGCGCAGATTGCCGCCGAGGCGGCTGCCGGCGTTCTCAGTCAGTTCCAGGCCAACTTCAACGCTGCCATCGACACGGCCCGCACCAAGCTCGAGGAGAAGATGCAGGCCGGCACGCTCACGGAAGAGGACAGAAAGCTGCAGGAAGCCCAGCTGCGTGAGCTCCAGCAGTTCAACAGGAACGGCCAGATCGGCACCGTGGAGATCCTCAACTAGCCATGGCCGTCATCTCCTACCGCGAAGTCATCCCGCGTACAGCCTCACACAAGTTCGGAGAGGCTCCGACTGCGGAGCGGAAATACATCGTCACGGTCGATGAGCCGACGCCGACGCAAACGCTGGTCAACGCTGTCGGGATTTTCCACGCGGCCGCCCACCCCGAGTTTTCGTACCTCAAGTGCCTCAACATTCAGGTCACGGAGACGGATCGGCACCACGCCGAAATCACGTACAGCTACGAACTGCCGAAGCAGGAAGAACTCGACCCAAATCCGCTGGCACGGCCTGACGTGTGGTCGTTCTCGATTGGCGGTGCCCAAGTGCCGGCCCTCGTCTACTACGACGGCAGTGGCAACGGAAGCCGTCTGCCGCTTGTGAATGCGGCGGGCGATTTCTTTGAGGGGCTTACAACGCTTGAGGCCGAAGTTAGGGCGTCAATTTCTGGCAACCGGCCGACGTTCCCGCTGGCCAATGCGTCGGCGGTCACGAACAGCGTGAACGCATCGCCGTACCTTGGCGGTGCCGCTCACACCTGGCTGTGTGCTGGGATCAGCGGGCAGCAGGCCACTGAGGTGGTGAACGACGTGGAGTTGCGGTATTGGCAGATCACCGTCGAGCTTGTTTACCGGGCCAGCGGTCACGATCTGCTGTTGCCCCACGTTGGGTGGCACTACGTAACGAACAACGGCGGCTCAAAGTTTCGTACGTTTGTGCGAAGCAAGGATGGGACCGACGAGGACGCGTCTGCGCCGCAACCTCTCAACAGTGATGGATCGCAGAAGTACGTCGGCGGAACCTCTGGCCCGCCCGACATTCTCACGCGCCGCGTGTACCCAGAAGCAAACTTTTCCAATTACTTCGGCACGCCGCCGTTCTAAGGAGCACCAATGCCCGACATCAGTTACACCATCACCGGCCAGGTCAGCAAAGGTGCCCTGTCGCAGTCCTTCGCTGCGTCTGGCGTCACGGCTGACATCGCCACGGCTGGCGTTCTCTCGGTCACGCTGAACCTGGGCACGGCCGTCACGCAGATTTCCACGGCCACTCTCGGCTCGCTGGGGTTGTGCTTCGCCCGTTCGCTGGCAAGTGCCACCACGCACACAGTGAGCTTCGGCCGTTACACTGGCGGGACGCTGCATGAGACGGCCCGGCTCAAAGCTGGCGAGGCCGCTGTGTTGCGGCTGGCGGCTGGGGACTACGCTGCCAAGGCGGCCGTCGAAGGCACCCGCCTGGTGCTCACCGTCTACGAGGACTGAGCCGTGGCACAAAAGCCAGACGGCAAGGCCGCGAAGACCGAGCGGGTGACATTCACTCGCCCGGCGGCTGAGCGTATTGCCAAGATCGTTCGCCGCGTCGAGCAAGGCGACCGTGGGGCGGAGCCGCTGACATTTGATCGAGCGGGAGGAGGCTCGCAATCCAAGCAAATACGCGTCTGTACTTTCACCGGGTCGTGGAGCATCAACCAGGCAAAAACCCTGACGTTCCAGGGTGTCACGGCGACCCCGAATACCGTAGTCGCCACGAATCAACTGTTCACAATCGGCGACGCCTGCGAAGAACAAGTCGCCTACATCGGCAAGGTTTCGTCGCCTGGCCCTGCCGGCGCTACGGCCGCATGGCATCTGCTTAACGTTCAGCACCACGAAACGGCTGTGTTCGTCTCCGTCACGTTGACCACGTCTGCCATCGAGTTCACTCGTATCCGAACCTGGATCCCGTACCCCGGCGAGACGGCGACTATCTCGCTGCCCATCTCGGCTGAAACCGCATGTTCATAATCAACGGTGCGTTGGCCGTGTTCAACGGCCTGATTGTGCAAACAAGAAAGTTCTGGTGCGAGTGCGTTCTCGGCGGCGTGTGCTGCAACGGCGTATGCCACTGTGACGAGGGCCAGTGCTGCAACGACGAGTGGAAGACGGAGCCTGGGTACTGCTGCGGCGACGAACTGTGGAGTCCAGAGAACGACCCTGACGCGCCGTGCGAGGAGGGCTGGACGTTCCTGCGGTGGGGTGACGGGGTCGATCAGTGCTGTGGGTGCGTGTCTCCAGAGATCATGGACCCAGCACAGAACGGCGGCATCGAAGGAGCCGAAAACGTCGCGGCGTCTTTGTGCTGCCCAGCGTGCGACGGCATTGTGTTTCGCGACCAGTGGGGGGAGTGTCCGGGCCGGTGCTGCGAAAACGGCAACTGCCAGAACAAGAAGCCTTCCGAATGCGCCGGTGAGGTTCTTGGCGGCTGCTGCGATCGCGGGTGTCCGGTGCCGTGCTGTGACCCAGATGGGGAATCGTGTGAAGTCATTGACCAGCAGACGTGTCCTGCGCCGCTCATTCGCGGCGTGGGCAACAGTTGCGACGAGGCCACATGCGTGGGGGCGTGTTGCGTCTATGACGAGGAAAACGGCTACGTCCTGCACGAGTCGTCGCCGACAACGAAGGCAAACTGCGACGGAGTCGGCGGCGAGTTCCAGGGCGTAGGAACGACGGAGTGCCTTGGATGCACTGAGCCGGGGTTTCCGCAGGACGCTCGTTGCCGACCGCCGTTCGACGCCTGTTGCTGCGAAGAAAAAACCAGCAAGGCTGCTGGCCTGACCTTCTACCAGCCACGCACTAAGCGGCTGCCGCCGATCAGCGACACGGTGTGGGTGCGGGTGGAACTTGAGTCTATGTCGGCCGTCCGCGTTCACGGCGAGCTTTACATCCCGACGCCATACGACCGGTGCGTCCGCGAGACGATTGTGTTTCCGCTGTGCTGGGACGCATTCAACGTCGAGCCGGTGCCGTGCGGTTCCAACTTCCAAGACCTCAAGATCAAGGTGTGCTGGGATCAACTGGCGACCGACCTTGAGACGCTCAAGTTCTCGGGCTGCAACAATATCACCGTCTGGCTTGGCAACTGCCTGTACGAGTGCAAGACGGTGATGACCTACGAAGGCCCAGGCCACACGAGCAACGCCAGCATCGTAATGCGAGGCGACGGCGAGATTCGCGCAGACGGCACGGGGCCGCTCGTGCTAACCAGCGCCGTCACGCACGCTGGTAACTGCGACAGGACGCTGGCGCTGGCCGGCTCCAGCACGCACCTCAACGAGATCCGACGAATCGGCGACCCCGCTGGCAGCAACGTTTGCAACGTTGTCAAAGAAGGCAGCGGATTGTGGAGAATGAACGCCACCAGTAAGGATTTCAACGGCACACTGACCGTCAAGGGCGGCACCATGCAGGTCGCAAATGCCGGGGCGGTCGGAAGTCCGGTTGCCATCGGGGACACGGCTGTGGGTGCGAGCGGGATCGCGGCGTTACTGCTCGAGCAGGGCGTAAATACATCCGCCAGTTTTGATGTTCGCCCTCCGTCTGGTTCGCAAGTGGTGCTGATCGGCGGTGCCAACACTTCCGGTACGGCGACGTTCTCTGGCGGCAATGTCCGAATGAGCCGCGATGTGACGCTGGTGGCCGCGACTGGCGGCACAGTTCGTTTTGAAAACCGCTGGGCCGGCGTCACCAACGCGACGCCAGCATCCCAGAACGTGACGATCGGCGCGGCGGGCTACGCGGGCCGGGTCGTGCTGGATAGTTCCGGCACGTTCGCCACCAGCGGTTCAGTGGCCATTCTTTACGGCACTGTATCGGTGGCGTTGTCAACGACTCTCTCGGCAGCAGGCGGGCTGGCGCTGTCTTCCGGCACGGCACTTCAAGTCCATGGACAGTCGCCGTTTGGGATTGATTCAACCACCGCCGTAACTGCCGCATCCGCCACGATCACAGTGCAGGAGGAACCAGGCGACCCGCCTGCGTCGCAGTCCTTGGACGAGCTGACCGTCACAGGAACGCTGACCTTGGACGGCAGCGGCTCGCTCACAGTCGCCGACCTGTCTGGCGCGGGCAGCATTGTCAATGAAGATGGCACGCTGACGATCAACCAAAACAGCATGGCCGGCAGTCTGTCGATCACGGGCGGCACGGTGATCGCCAACGAGCCGATCACCAACCCCGGCGGGCTGGTTACGTCTGCCACGTTTACAAGCAGCACGCTGACGGTGGCGTTTTCTGGCGACCCGGCGTCCGGGGCTGCGTATGTCCTGCTTTCTGGCCCCACCGTCAACAGTTATGGGACCGTCACACTGACGGGGACTACGAAAGCAGGCACCTATAACTCCGCGACATCCACTCTCACGATCACATAGCCATGAGTTGCGTCGAAAAAATCTACGAGAACGGCGAGGCCGTCTACCGCGACTGCCACACCGGCGCGCCGGCAGCGGCCCACATGCCGGAAACCGGGCCGGGGACGGAACTCAAAACGCTGCTGAAGGACTGGTTCGGGATCGTCGCCAACCTCGGCTGCTCGTGCAACGCGATGGCTAAGAAGATGAATGCCAACGGGCCAGAGTGGTGCCAAGGGCCGGGGATGCCGGAAATCCTCAAGGCCATGCGGACGGAGCATTCCAAGCGACGAGCCAAGCGCGAGACGATCCTGCCGTGGAGCGAGACTGGGGCGAAGTGGCTGGTCAGGGTCGCTTGCCAGCGTGCTAAGTCTGTCGGTTGACGCCACCGCTAGGGTGGCGGGTGAAAGGACTCGCCATGGCCGGCTGGCTGATCGCACTCACCGGATTCGTCTACGCCTACGTCGCGGCGGATCTCGCGTGGCACGGGAAGTCGGGCCTGGCCATCGCGTACCTGGGCTACGCGTTTGCGAACGTCGGTCTGTACATGGCGGCCACGAGGTGACCCGTGCCCGACGATCACGTCTTCACGCTGAACGGTGACGAGCGGTGGCTCATCCGGTTCACCACGCTGAAGGGCGCAGCATACGGCTACACGTTCAGCCAGAAGGCGAAGAACCCGCGAATCATCCTTGACGCCCGCATGCGTGGGCGAAAAAAGCTCGAGGTGCTGGTGCACGAGCTGCTGCACGCGTTGAACCCGACGCAGAGCGAAGAGCACGTCGAGCAGCAGGGCAAGGACATCGCACGCGTGTTGTGGAGCCTGGGGTATAGGGAGGTGCAGGATGGCTAGATCAGCCGGGACGTTTCGCCGGAAGAACGCCTCCGATCCGTGGCTCGTCACGTCACTTGACGGCGGCGTCACTCGCATCGACTTCCAGACTCGCCTATGGGTTTTGCTCTCCAGCGATTGGCACTGGGACTCGACCAAGTGCAACCGCGAGAAGCTGGCCTCGGATCTACAGAAGGCGAAAGAACTCAACGCCGCAGTGCTGTCAATCGGCGATCACTTCGACGCCATGGGGGGGAAGTACGATCCCCGCAGCAACGGTAAGTGGGACGTGCGACCAGAGTTTCAGCGTGGCAACTACTACGACGATATCGTCACGCAGTGTGCCGAGTGGCTGGAGCCGTACCGCGAGCAGATGGCTCTCATCACGCCAGGCAATCATGAGACGGCCGTACGGAAACGCATGGAGACGTGCCTAACGACCAGGCTTGTGGAGCAGCTGCGGGTGCGTGGCTCCAAGGTGCGGCACTCTGGCTACTCGGGGTGGATTCTGTTTCGTGCCAAGAACGGCAAAACCAGCTCGGCTCTATATCGACTTTGGTACCACCACGGCTACGGCGGAGGCGGCCCTGTCACTCGAGGTGTGATCGACTACAGCCGATACCTTGTGGACGTTGACGCCGACTGTATCCACGCCGGGCACGTGCACCAGCGGACGCTCATTGAAGCGAGCCGGCAGCGGCTGTCGCCTACCGGCATTCCACGTATTCGGCCGATGCACCTCGTTCGCTCAGCGGCCTACAAGCAAGAGTGCTTGACCGATGGCTGGGCTGTCGAGAAAGGCATGAGCGCTCGGCCGCTTGGCGGCTGGTGGATGCTGCTGCGATGGAACACGGACAGCACGGAGTTGCGTGCGTCGTTTCACGACTCGCCGCGTGATGACAACGACGACGCTTGACGCACGCCGCATGCTTTCCATTTTCCCGAAAAAAGGAATGCCATGAGCACGACACTCGAAGCGGCCAACGACGCGATGCGGGCAGCAGTGAAGACCAGGCTGGAAGCCACGCCAAAGGATGATCCCAAGATGCGGGGCTATGTGTCGCCGGCTGTAACGGAACCTCTGCCGGAAGTCGCAGAAGCAGAGGAAATGCAACACGACAGCGAGACCTATGCCGATTGGGACAGGTTGCGTGGCGACGGGTTGACGCAGACCGACGTGCACCCAACCAGCCAGGCGTTCTTCGACCTGTGCGACGCTCTGAAAGAAATGCACCGCAGGAAATCTTCCGATTACGGATGCCCGAGCGGCACAGATCCGCTGGCAAACATCCGCAACGGCGCGAAGTTTGTCGGCATCCCGTCGTGGAAGGGTGCCATGGTGCGGCTCTCCGACAAAGTGACGCGGCTCGCGTCGTACAACGTGACCGGCCGCTTGGAGAACGAGTCGCTTGAGGACAACCTCTTCGACCTTGCGTCGTACTCTCTGCTGGCCCTGCTGCTGCACCGGGAGGAAGGGCAATGACCGAGCCCCTCTCTGACGCCTACCTCCAGCAGTGCGAGTTCGACGCTCGCCGCTACCAGGGTGCCTACGTCGGCACGGCTGGCACGCTCGCGGCCCACGTCATGCGGCTGCTCGCGGAGTTGTCGCGGGTGAAGGGCAAGCTGGCCGTGACGATCGCACAGCGTGACGAGCTGCCGTGTCTTAGCCACATTCGTGGAGATTGAGCCGGGCCGGAGCGTTGAGGCGGCGTAGGGTCTCCTTTCCCCCGCGCTGCCTCCGCTCCGTGCCCGGTTCATTTATCCCAGAACGGGGATACCTACGCCGCTGGCCTATCGCCGCCCTGCGGCGGCTCGTTCAGATCCAGCGGCGGCAGGTAGTCCAGCCCCCGGCTCGTCTCTGTGATCCTCGGGTCAAGGTAGTGCCCGCGAGTCATCGCCGGATCGGCATGGCCGAGGTGGGCTGTTGCGTCCCCACCGGCAGCCGCGACGTAAGAGGCCGACGCCTTGCGAATCGCGTGGAACGCCCTGGAGGGCACGCCAGCCCGTTTGCACAGCAGACGCATCGACGCATAGTGCGACAGCGGATGGCCCGTCCTGGGCCACACCAGAGCGTCTGGCGAGCGTCTGAACTTCTCCAGTTCGGCGGCAAGCTCGGCCGTGATCGGGGCCACGAGATCCCGTTCCCGGCCCTTGCGGGTTTCCGCGAGGAAAAGCAGCCGACCGTGCGTCGTGTCCACCTCGCGCCACCGAAGGGCCAGGAGCTCGCCGATACGGCACCCGGTCTGCCACGCCGTCTGCAGCAGGGTGCTCCACCACCAGGCGGACGGCAGCCCTGACAAGAGCGTGCGGCGTTGCCTGGCCGTCTTCACGAGTTGGCTCATCTCCTCGACCGTGTAGGCCGTTGGCGCCCGCTTCACCTTCTTTTGTCGCGGCAGGCCCGGCCATTCGCCTGGGTGAAGCTTCTTCCGGCATGCCCAGTTCCAGATCGCCAGCAACTGGCTGCGATCCTTGGCGACCGTATGCGGGCTGACCACGCGGCCTCGGCACGGGTTGGTCGCCCGCCACCGCAGGAACTTGGACACCGCTACGTCTTCGAGATCCGTGACCAGCGGCTCGCGCCCCAAGAACTCCTTGAACTTGTCAATGGTGTGACCATAGAGCGACACCGACCGATCCGACAGATTCATCAGCAGGGCGTACCGCTCCAACAACTCGTGCAGCGTCATCTGACACCTCCCTTTCTGGCCCTAAGCCTACCGAGGTGTACAAGCGTTCAACGGAGCCCTCTCCGCTGAAACTTGCCCCCGGCAGTCGATCCTAAGACGGGTCGGCTCGCCGGGGCAAGCGGCAGGATTGAAAGTGCGGGCGGTTTGATCTGCACTGATCCGACGATATGATTCTGGGATGATTGCTATGGCAAACCCGTTTAAGGGTTACATGACCGTGCGGCAGGTGATGGGCGAGATCAACGCTCGAGCTGCCAGCACTGTCACCAGACTGATCTACGACGAGGACAAGCCACGTCCAGAGGGGAAGCGGCTTGCCGGCACCCTCATTCCAGGCCACGGCTGGATGATCCAGCGAAAGAGCGTGGCGGAGTTCATCGCGGAGGAGGCCGCTCGTCCACCTGGCGTGGGATTTCCGCGTGGGCGCGACCGCAGCGGGCAGGATGATGCCCCCAAGGCAGCCGCCAAGAAGCCAGCCAAGCGGGCCGCAAAGGTTGCCAAGCCTGCAAAGAAGGCCAGGGGCGGCTGAAAAGTCTTTGGAATGTAGGTTTTCCCCGGCATTTTCACCCCTTGAATATGCAAAGATGCGACGATATGATTGGTGCATGCGAGCGAATGAGACTCGCGGACGCCAGCCGGGAGACGAAACCATGAAGCTTCTGACCGCCACCTACGACTTCGACTACAAGCGAATCGTTATGCACTACATGGCAGACGGCAACGCGGAGTTTGTGACGATGGGGCCTGTGACCGACGCCGAGATTCAGACTGCGTTCGCCGCTGAGGGTGGCAACGTTGCCGGATGGACGGTCACTCTTTCCTGGTAGCTGGCACGCCATCCTGCAATCGGGCCGGATGGCAACTTGAAAGGACTCGCCATGATCCACGACACACTGAGAGCCATGCTGGTTATCGCCGTACTGGCCGCAGGCTGCTCGCTGCTGGTCGAGACTCGCCACCGCCTCGCGGTGATCGAGCTCTCGGCCAGGCTGGCCACGCCCCAGCAATACCCCATGCCTGCCTTCCAGCCGGCTACGCAACCCGAGCCTGGCCGCCTGCGGACGTTTGGCCGGGCCACGCTCGATCTCGCAGACGCTGCGATTGGCCTTGTCCGTTGACATATGCAAAGACCTCCGTATACATATGCACCGATTCACTCATAAAACGCTTTAGTGTACAGGATTTCCAGTCCCCTCATTTTGTTGGTTGCCCCCGCTTGACGCCCAACTGAACAGATGTATATTCGCGCCCCACACAAAAGGAGAATCGCCATGCACGCTGATCCCCACGCCCGTGAATACCTCGCCGCCGTCGCCGCCATGCCCGAGCACACCGTTTCGGGCGGCACGACGCGGCTCATCGACGGGCAGCTGGTCACGACCTACGCGGTCGGCGACCGCATCCGCTTCATCGAGAAGGGCCGCACGCTTAACGGCGTCGTGGTCGAGGTGCTGACCGAGGACACCTACCACGTTCGGCGGCATGTGCCCGACGTTGGCAACGCCCACTACGCAGTGACGGCCGACCAGATCGTGCCGTTCTGATTCGAGCAAAGGACCGTCGCCTGGTGGAACCAGACGGCGGAAGGAGCCCGGTGGAACCGGGGTAGCAAGGACGCACGAACCACCCGCAACGCAGGACGCCGAGCGGGATTTTCAAAGGACATTCGCAATTCGCGAAACACGAAAGGACGCGACAGATGAGCACGGAAATCAGCACCCAGCGGGCCAGCGGCTTGGCCCTTCAATCGTTCGATGACGCCTTCCGCTTCAGCAAGATGGTGTCGGCGTCGGAGTTCGCCCCCAAGGATTTCAGGGGCAAGCCCGAGTCCTGCATGCTGGCCATCCAGCACGGCAGCGAGGTGGGCCTGTCCCCGATGCAGTCGCTGCAGTCGATCGCCGTTATCAACGGTCGCCCGACGATCTGGGGCGACGCGGCCCTGGCCCTGGTGCAGTCGAGCCCGGTGTGCGAGTACGTCCGCGAGTACACGGAAGGCGAAGGCGACGGCCTGGTGGCCGTTTGCGAAGCCAAGCGGCGTGGCTACCCTGCACCCACTGTCGTGCGGTTCAGCGTTGCCGACGCGAAGAAGGCTGGACTGTGGGGCAAGTCTGGCCCGTGGAGCCAATACAGCAGCCGCATGCTGACCCTGAGAGCACGTGGCTTCGCCCTGCGTAACGCGTTCGCCGACGCCTTGCGTGGGCTCATCACGGCCGAAGAGGCCCAGGACTACCAGCACGAGCCGGTTCGCGAGCCCGTGGTGGTGCGTCCGAAGTTCCCGTCAACCGAGAGTCGCCCGGCGGCTGTGGAGCGCGGCCACGCCCCTGCAACAGCCGTTGATAGCCACGCGCAGCAGACGGCACAGCCGCCGGCCCTCTCGGCCACCAATGATCCCGTCGCCAATGCCCGGCTCGCCGTGCAGCGGACGAACAGCCTCGAACTGCTGGCCGCCCTGCGGGATCGCGTCAACCAGCGGCACAAGGAGGGCACGTTCACCGAGGCCCAGCGCAACGAGCTCGTGCACCTGATCGACGGCAAGTGCGAGTGGTTGGAAAGCGAGCCCGAGGACAACGGCCAGGAGTTCGCCCACGAGGCTGCCGCCACGGAGAACGCATCGTGAACGGATGGCCCACCTTCGATGACGTTGTCGCGTACCTCCGCGAGCACGGCAAAGCCGACATGGCGACCGTTGCCAGTGGAATGCGTGATGAGGCGCAACGTTGCCGCAAGGCTGCGGAGACGAGCCTCAAGGCATACCACGAACTGAAGCTGAAGCACGAGCCACCGGCGGCCACGCCAGGGTGGAGGAGTTACCAAGCCAAGACGGAGTCGAGCGACTGACACAGCCGGCACGCCATTGCCCCAGCGGCTCACCTGGCCGCATTGGTCGCCACGCGGTGAGTGGCGAGTAACCACCGCAGTCGCAGCCGTACCTCCCACGGTGATGCGATCGAACGCCCCACGTCACGGGGCCAATACACGAAGGAGCGTGAGACATGAGTCTGATTCCAAATGGATGGGTTCGCATGGCGGCGTACGACACGCGGCCAGATAAGAAGCATGGAAACCCAGGGGACGAGTATCGCGTTTTGCTTGCTGCTGCATCGCGCCGAGAAATCGACGTGATGACTGTCGCAGGCATTCGCGGAAAACTGGTCAACAAGACGCAGGCTGACGCATACCTTGCGAAACACGCGAAGCCATCGACGGCTACGCAAAAGCCTTGCGTCGATGTTGCGTCTGACGCCTTATTGCTGGCGATCAACTCCATCTCTTATCAGCTTGAGCGAATCGCGAACGCCATGGAGGCCAAGCCATGAGCGTCTTCATCGACTCCCAGTGCGACCTGCCGCTGTTCACGCAGCGAGCACCGAGCGTCAACGGCTCAATCACCTCGGCCAAGGCGGCCGACTCGCTCGGGCCGGCGACGTTGAACGCGATGCAGCGGCGCGTGCTCGAGCTGCTCGCGGCAACGCCTGACGGGCTGACCGACGAAGAGCAGCAGACCCGTTTGGGTATGAACCCGTCCACGCAGCGGCCACGGCGGATCGAACTTGCACGGCGTGGTCTGGTGGTTGAGGCCGGGACCAGGCGGACGGCGTCAGGGCGGATGGCCACGGTGTGGAGGGTTGCGTGATGGCGAAGCCGCAGTGGCTGCAGGACAAGGAACGCGACGGCCTGGCGGAGCGCAAGGCCAAGTACGAGGCGACGCGAGATCTCGACTTTGAGGAGTGCGTGATTGCCTACTGCAACTGGCGAGCGGACGGGCACCAAGGCTCGTTCGATTTGTTCAAACGCGATTGGTACGCGAGACGCGGGAAGGTGATTTGACGTGTGTGCCACGGTAGGCACTGGTTCAGAACACAACGCAAGGAGGCACACGTATGCCGCAGGTTTTTGAAGACATCATCGTTGACGCCGAGTTCGCCTCACTGATTCCGCCGCTGTCGGCGGAAGAGCGGCAGCAGCTGGAAGAGAACATCATTGAGCACGGCGGTGCACGCGACCCGCTGGTGGTGTGGGTTCCATCTGAGTGGACTCCAGACGGATGCGCTAAGCCGCTTTCCTACAGCAATCCAGACAGCATTGACGATGGGTCGCTGGATAGTTCTTTAGCCGGCGAGCCTGCCTGGTACGGCGACGACGGCGACACATACTTCCGTGAAGATTGGCCTCGCACGCTGCTCGACGGCCACAACCGCTACGAGATCTGCACGCGGCTGGGGCTGCCGTTCGACATCGAGGAGATGTCGTTCAAGAACCGTGACGACGCTGCTGACTGGATGGATCGAAACCAACTGGGCCGCAGGAACCTTCACCCGGATGCGTTCACCCTGCTGCTCGGGCGGCGATACAACCGCGCAAAGAAAGCCGAAGGCGGAAGGACTGGCCGCGATTTTGGGGTGGAAAAAGTTGCCACCCCAAAGACGGCAGAAAAGATCGCACGGGAACATGGCGTCAGCGAAAAAACGGTTCGCAACGCAGGCAAGGTTGCCGAGGCCGTAGACAAGCTCAAGGCAGTCGACCCTCAGATTGAGCGACGGGTTGCATCAGGAACGGCCCCCGCAAGGGCTGCCGTCGTCAAGGCCGCAGCCCTGCTCGAGAAAGCCCCAGAACGGGCGCGTGAAATCATCGAGGGCCAGAAGAAGATGGCCGACGTGATCCGCGAAGAAAAGCGTGCGGAGGTTGTCGCGAAGCTGGAGAACGTCGAGGCCCGCAAGGCAAAGGAACTTGCAGGTCAGTACGACGTGATCGTTATCGACCCGCCGTGGCCTATGGAAAAGATCGAGCGAGACGTGACGCCAGAGCAGGTTGCGTTTGAATACCCAACCATGCAGGAGTCAGACCTCGCGGCGATGAAGATGCCTGCGGCAGACGATTGCCACCTATGGCTCTGGACCACGCATCGCTTCCTGCCGATGGCGATGCGGCTACTGGATTCGTGGGGATTTAAGTACGTCTGCACTTTTGTCTGGCACAAGCCTGGTGGATTCCAGCCGTTCGGCCTGCCGCAATACAACTGCGAGTTCGCTATTTACGCCAGGCGTGGCACGCCTCAGTTCATCGACACCAAAGCCTTCCCCGTCTGCTTTGCAGCATCACGCGGGAAGCACAGCGAGAAGCCAGAGGATTTCTACGACGTTGTGCGCCGCGTCACCGCTGGCCGCCGCATTGACATCTTCAATCGCAGAAAGATTGAAGGATTTGATGTGTGGGGAAAGGAGGCCGACTAATGACGGCAACCTATAGGCGGCAGCGAGCGTGGTCTGACGCCCTGCTAGGTGAGGCCAGAATGCTCGTTGGCTTTTGCACCGTGTCGGCAGCCGACCACGAAGACGACACGGAGCGTGCAACAGACCTGCGATGGTTTAACACCAGCGGCGCACAGTCTGCGCGTGTCGCATGCAGGCTCCGTGACCACAGTTACTTCCTTCGGTATCCAGACGAGTTCACTATCCGATCGTATTCAAACGGATACCAAACTGAACTCGACAAAATCATGGCCGGTCACGGCACGCATGCGCTGTATGGATTTCGAACGCCTGACGGCCAGCACATCGGGGCGTGGAGATTCTTGGATTTGTTTGTCTTTCGCAGCTGGTACTTCAGCACGCAAAAAAGTGTTCTTGAGGGCCGCATTCGGCAGCAGTGGTCTGTTCAGGACAACGGAGACGGAACCAAGTTTTACGCCTTTAAGTACGACGCATTGCCACAAGGATTCGTGATGTTTCAGGGCACAGGAATGCAGGTGTGCGACAACGCAATGGTGGAGGTTGATTTCTAAGTATGGCACTGATGTCACAAGACGTTTACTTGACTGTCGAAGACCTTCGCGTAATCCGTGACTCCCTTGATTACTCGGTGCAGCGGGTAGGCGACTACCAGCACCTCCAGCATTCACACAAACGTGACTCGCTGCGGCCAATCGAGGCGGCAAGGGACAAGGTACGGGCGCTGATAGCAAGCAGGAAGGTGGCAACCAATGGCCGGTGAATGGATTCCACTTGACTGCAACCTGGGCACGAAGCCCGAGGTGCTCGAGCTGGTGGACGAAACCGGGCTGCCTGTTGAGGCGGTCTGCTGGCGTCTCATCCAGTTGTGGTCATGGGCTGCGCTAAACTCGTCGGACGGCACGATCCGGGCCACGCCTGCCCGCCTTGGTGCCGTGGCTGGCGGTGAAGAAGCGTTCTGGCTTGCCGTTGAGCGTGTCGGCTGGGTGACGTTCTTAAACGGCACACTCGTCATCAACGGGTGGGACAAAAGGTTCTCCCGAGCTGCCAAGGCGAGGCTAGAAGACGCCCGCAGAAAGGCTGAAAAACGCGTGGAAAATCGCAATGTCCGGACTTTGTCCGAAAAGTGTCCGGAAAAAAACGGACTACAGGAGAGGACAGTACAGGAGAGGACAGAAGAAGAAATACAACCGGCTGCGCCGGTAGCTACGAGCGATCCGCCGAAGCGGCGGAAACGCTCGCAGCCCCACGATGCCGTCTCGTGGACTGCTGACGCAGGGTGGACGGGCATCACGGACGCCGACCGGCAGGAATGGCGTCTGGCGTACCCAGCGTGCGATCTGGCGGCAGAACTCGCCAAAGCCACGTCTTGGCTCAGGGCGAACCCAGCAAAGGCTCACAAGAGCAACTGGCGGCGTTTCCTTGTGTCCTGGCTGACTCGCTCGCAGGACCGTGGCGGGACGCACCGCGAGCCAGGTAGGCGGCCGGACGAGAAGCCGCCCCCGAAGGCATGGCGGGACGAGTACCGCCCTGCACCGTACCGCAGCCCCAAGGAAGTCGCCGCGCTTGCGGCCGGAATGAAACTCAAGGAGGAGGATCTATGAGCGAGACGATTCAGCCACCCGCCACCGACCGCCAGCGCGAGATCCTCGACTTCGTCCGCGAACGCACGGCGATCTGCGGCCCGACCGTCCGCGAGATCATGGAGCACTTTGGCTTTCGCAGCCCCAACGGTGCGATGTGCCACATCCTGGCCCTGGAGCGGAAGGGGCTCATCCGCCGCCGTGCCGGCCAGACGCGCGGAATCGAGGTGGTGTCATGAGCCGCCGCAAGCCTTCCCCGCAAGCCGTCGCGGATGTCTGCCTTGCCTCGGCGTGGCGTGACGAGATTGACGATGAGTCCAGACTCCTGCTTGAGCAGGCCCACGACACGATCGTGTCGCTGATGGCTCGCCTGGTGGCCACGTCGAAGATTCTCGAAGTGGTCGAAGCCGAGATGGCGTCGCATAAGTTTCCGCTGCTCGGTGATGAAGACCCGGGGATGGCGCTATGACGCTCGAACAATTCGCCCTCATCAGCATCGGCCACATCAGTCTCGCCTGCACGTTCGTGCTTGGCGTTTTGGTTGGGGTTTCACTTCAGAAGAAAAGGAATTCACATGGCTACGGCAACGAAGGAACGTCGCAAGACTGGTGGCATCACATTGAGCGCCGCCGAGCTGAAGAGTGCGCTCGCGGCTGTAAGCCCGGCTGTGCCAACAAGGGCACCAAAGCCGGTGCTGACGAACGTGCGTCTGGGTGACGGGCTCGTGACCGGCACGGATCTCGAGGTGCGGATCGACGCCGCCATCGACTACCACGGCGATGCCATGCTGCTGCCGCACGGACGGCTCATGGCGATCCTCAACGCTGCCGGCGGTGACGAGGTGACGCTGGAGCCGACGGGCGCGCAGTGCGTCGTGCGGTGCGGCCACGGCACATGGACGCTGCCCGTCGAAGACGCGGCCGAGTACCCGCTGTGGGAACCAAAGGACGCCAAGCCGGTGACGCGGCTCCCGGCTGACCAGTTTGCTCGGGCGGTGCGTGGCGTCGTGTTTGCCGCCGACCAGGAGTCCAGCCGCTACGCCCTCGGGGCCGTGCTCGTGGACGTGAAGGACGGCGTGGTCAACTTCGTGGCCACGGACGGCCGCCGGCTGTGCTCGTGCGAGATGGAGCACGACCTGGCCGTCGATGACACCACGACGCTGGTGCCGAGCCGGGTGATGCAGATCCTGGCCCGCGTCGCTGTGGCAGCCGGCGAAGACTCGGTGCAGCTGGAGGCCACGGCGAACGAGCTGCTGGCGACGATCGGCGGCACGACCGTCACGGCACGGCTGACGGAGGGGCGGTTCCCCAAGTGGCGCGACGTGATACCGAAGGACGGCGGCGAGCCGACCACGGTGCTGGCCACCGAGTTGCTGTCAGCCACCAGGGCTGCAGCCATCGTGACGAGCGAGCAGTCGAAGGGCGTGCAGTACACGTTCACGGCTGAGGGCATCCACTTGCACGGGCAGTCGGCCGAGGCCGGCGAGTCGAGCGTGACGTGCGAGATCGTGGAGGCGGGCAAGGCGTGCAGCGTGAAGCTTGACCCGGTGTTCGTGCGTGAGTGGCTCTCGGGCCTTCCGGCTGACGGCGAGCCCACGGTGAGCGTCCAGGCCACGGACGCTCAGTCGGCCGTCGTGCTTCGCACGGACACGTTCACGGGCGTCATCATGCCCCTGGCGACGGAGTGACGATGGAAAACAAGCGTGCAGTCATATTGCACCAGATGTGGACTGCTGGCGAGACTGCCGAGGCGATTGGCAAACGCTTCGGAGTCTCTGCCAGCACCGTCTGCCATTGGGCGCAGAAGTACAAATTGCCAAAGCGACAGAGACCGCAAAAGAACAAGTTTGCAGACCCGTCGCCAGAAGAGATCGAGCGACTCAAGGCTGTGCTAAAGGAACGGCACATTCAAGAGCGGATGCGGGAAGACGTGACGAACACGCAGAGCAAGGTTTCCAAGTGGCGGCGAGGGATATTTCAGCCGAGAGGTGTGGCGTAGAACGCACAGGATCAGGAGCGGCGAACCATGAGCGATGACAACACGCAGGGCGCGGCCGCGATTCAAAACACGCACATGACTGACCAGGAGATTCGCATGAGTGATCCAACGACAGCGACTCCTGGCCTGGAGGGGCCGCTGTGCTACGGATACACGCGCGACGGCGTGTGGCTGGACACCTACTACGGCTGGGTGATTCCTGATGACGCCTCCGTCGCTGATGCAGGCGAGGCGGGGCCGGCCATTGAGCGAGACAGTCAGCGATCAGCGGCACCGTCCGCTTGAGTTGACACGCATGCCATCTTCCGTTTGACCCGGCGGACACCGGGCGTTCACGGAGGATGTCTCATGCGTTTGCTTCTCGCTTGCCTTGTGGCCCTGGCCTGCTTCACGGTTGAAGCCGCCCCGACTGTCATCGTGACGGCCCAGGATCACGCCACGATCATCGCCCGTCGCGGCGTGCTCGTGCATTCGAGCTGCGGCCAGTACGAAGGGATCGGCTGCGGCTCGACGCCCGAGGCCGCTCGGAGGAACTGCTGTTTCTTCGGCAAGCGGGTGATCGTTGAGGAAGGCGTCGCCTACTCGCCGGCCCGTCGCCAGTGGTTCGCGGTGATTCGCTACCGGTGAGCCGTGGCCATCACGTTCTCAGTACCGGGCGAGCCCGTCCCGCAGCCGAGGCCACGCGTCTCGACTCGGGGCGGGTTCGCACGGGCGTATGTGCCAGCCAAGCACCCAGTGCATGCCTACCGGCAATCGCTGGCAGCAGCTGCTCGAGATGCTGGCGTCACGCAAACCGACGAGCCGCTCAGTGTTGTTATCGACGCCGTCTTTGTGCGGCCGAAGTCTCATATGCGGAAGAGCGGCGTGAAACCAGACGCACCGAGGCTTCCCAGGCCCGACGTGGACAACATCGCCAAGGCGGTGCTTGACGCTCTGCAGGACGTAATCGGCGATGACACATGCGTGGCTCGCCTGGTGGTCGAGAAGAGCTACGGACAGGAGGCACGGACTACCGTGCGGATCGGGTGAGCAACGCCAGCCTCTACCGCTACCTCGCCGAGCACTGCCAGCGGCACAAGGTGCAGCACTACCTTGAGATCGGCACCCGTGAAGGCGATTCGCTGCGAATCGTGCTAGAGAACGCCGCCGCCGATCTGCTGTCTGTCTGGGTGGCGGATCTCTGGGGCAGCGACTACGGCGGCAGCGGACGCGGCAGCCATCAGCACATCGAGCAGCTGCTGGACGATTTCAACTTCGACGGCCGCCGTGCGTTTCTCGACGGCAACAGCCGAGACACGATCCCGGCCCTGATGCCCGAGAAAGCCGAAGCGTTCGGCCTTGTGCTCGTGGACGGCGACCACTCTTACGAAGGCGGCATGGCCGACTTGGTGAACGTCTGGCCGCTCGTGAAGCCCGGCGGCTGCGTCGTGTTCCACGACATTACGCACCCGGCTCACCCCAATCTGATGCAGTGCTTTGACGAGTTCGTGGCGAAGCACAACGCGCCGCACGAGATCATCACGGACGGCTACGGCCTCGGAGTCGCGTGGAAGAAATGAACATTCCCGACCATCTCATCTATCCACTGGAGCCGTTCGCCGAGCTGTACCAGAAACGGTACGCGGAAGGCATGGCCCGGCTGGCTCATTCCAAGGTGGCTTTCGTGGGCCTAGCCCGAAACTGTGCCGTGCGGCTGGCTGAGAACCTCGGGCGGCTTGAGCACCTTGTGCGGTCGTGCAAGTCGTGGGCACTGCACATCGAAGAGAACGACAGCACGGACCAGACGCTTGAGGTGCTCCAGGCGTTCGCCGAAGCGTACAAGCAGGCCACGTTCACATCGCAGACGCTTGGCCGCGAGCACTACGGGGCCGAGTTCGCAGGACGCAGGACGATTGCCCTGGCCGAGTACCGCGACGCGTGCCAGCGGTGGGTGCGGGACTGTGCCGCCGACGCCGACTACGTGATCGTGATCGACTGGGACCAATGGGGCGGCTGGTCGCACGCTGGAGTCATCAACGGCATCGGATGGCTCGTGCAATTGCAGGGGGCCTACGGCATGGCCAGCGTCTCACTTAACGAGTTCACGATGCTTGGCATGGGCGAGGATCGCAAGCCGAAGATCGGCAAAGGATGGACGCACTACGATGCCTGGGCGTTGCGTGGAGTTGGGCAGTCTCGTTGCTACTTTGATGACTACACCGCTGGCCTTGGCGGCTGGAAGCACCAGTGGCTGCCGCCGGTTGGCTCGCCGCCCGTGCTCGTCTCGTCTGCATTCGGCGGGCTGTGCATCTACCGCACCGAAGCCTTCCTGCAAGGCACATATGACGGCGTGAAAGACTGCGAGCACGTTCCGTATCACGCAAGCGTCGCCAAGGCGACGGGCCAGCACTTGTATCTGAACCCGTCGCAACGATGCGTCATGGCTTGGATGACCGACAATGAAGGGCTGCACGGCGACCATTAGCGTCGCCGCATTCCGAGCCGATTGGCTGACGCACATGCCCATGCGGGCATTGTGCGAGCGGTGGACCATTTCCCGCGACCAAGTCATACGCCTTAAGCACGTCTGGCATCTGCCACCCCGGCACGACAGGCGACTACGGGCCAAGCCCGTGCGTCAGCGTGACCCGACGCCCCGCGAGATCGAGCAGGCCAGGAAGGAGATCCAGGCGACGTGGAGCGAGGAAGTCCGCGAGGACCGCCGCGTCATCAAGAGCCAGCCCGTGACGCTCAAGCGGATCGAGATGACCGACGAAGCCCGGGACGCGTTCGAGGACCAGGCCGGCGAGGTGCAGTGGTGAGCGGCAACGATCACGTACAGCGGCGGATCGTCGTGGAGTACGGGCAGCTGTACGCGTACTGCTACATGACTGACGGCAACGGCAAGGT